GGTCAACCTTAACAGTGAATCGTTGATTACTGGTCGGGTCATTGTAACGATTCTTCAACTGTTTAACCATGATCTTACCAAGGTTATTTAGTTCATCATTACTGATCAATGCAAACATAAGGTCAGCGGTAGCGGGTAGACCGAACGACTCGGACGTATCTTCAAGACCAACATCATCATTACCATAACCACCACGAGTAGTCTGGGTCGCAGACATGATAGGTACATTGAACTCAACCGCAAGACCACGTAACTCTTCCGCAATACTCTTGATATAAGAATAAGAGTTGATCGCACCACCCATACCTTTCATACGAGACGAGGCACATATATTCAGATAATCAATGAAGATAATCTCAGGTACAAAGTTCTTCTTGAGTTTCAGTTCATTCAACAATGCACGAAAATGTGCGGTGTTTGCTTGTCCAGTCGGATACTCTTTGATGATCAGTTTACCTTGGGTCTTCGCAGCGATCTGCGATACCTTGTCAGTGAACATATCCTTAGATAGATTCTCCAACTGATCAATCGGTACATTCAGTAGGTTCGCATCAATACGTTCTGCGATACGTTCCTCTGCCATCTCCATAGTGATGTATAACGCATTACGTCCTTGACTTAATGCACTGGCAGCGACATGGCACATAAACAAAGACTTACCGACACCAGTACCAGCAAGCGCAATATTGAGCGTCTTGTTGGGAAGACCGCCTTTAGTAATCTGATTGAAGTAGTCCAAATCAAAGGGTATTCTCTCCTCTTGTTCATGATAGAAGTCATAACGACCGTCAACGTTCTCTAGATAATCGTGACCAATGTTAGTGTCGAACGAAACACCCAATGCCTTAGATAGGACATCAGGGATTGCGTTCTTCTGCATGGTTGCGTGTTTACCATCAATGATAGAGATAGACTCCATCACCGCATTGAATACCGCACGGTCTTGACACCACTTCTCGGTACGTTCAATTAACCATTCAAGGTTTTCTGGTTCGGGGGTGAACAGGTCTGGAAGAAGTTCGACACCCATACGGTAATCGTCATCTCCCATAGTGTTGTGTTCATCCATCTCAATCTTGAATGCCTCAAGAGATGGAAGTTTGTTGTACTTTGCAACGAACTTGGTTACTTCTTTGAATAGACCCTTGTAAGCACCTTGGAAGTAATCTGGTGACAGGAATGCACCGACCTTCCGCATATACTCATCATTGGTCAGTAGGTTCCTCAGTATCGTCTGTTCCAGATTGATATTCATCTTCTTCTAACTCCTCATCAATTTCATCATATATTTCATCTGTGGTGAGAATCTCGCCACTCTTCTGGTCTTGTGCGACCATCGTTCCCTCAGAGATTGACATTTCAATTACTGTGTGTAGTATTCTACCAACAAAGTCTTGAAATGTCAAGTCTTCTTTTGATAAATCATCATCAGGAGTAGAAACAATTTCAAAGTTGAAAGAGATTTGACCATCCTCGTCATCATCTCCCTCAGTACCAACAAACTGAATTGCCCCGAATCTAATTACAGTTTCGGGGAACTCTTCAAGTATTCGAATATCCCATCCATGTCCTTCTTCGGATGGGATAATCTGGAAATGAATATCTTCACATAGTTGTGATTCAATCTCATTCTGCATTGGCGATTTCATCCATGTCTACTTTCTGCGCCAACCCGATAGAATACTGGGACTTGATGAACTCTTTGAAGTCGGTTTCTGCGAAGACTGGTTCCCAGAACTCTTTCTGAAGAGTGTCCTTCTCTCGAACTTTTGGTTGCACCAGTTCACCAGTATTACGATCGACACGACAGTACCAACCATTAGAAGGCTTAGCGACATAACCACCAGCGAGAGCAACGTCCAACAGACCGCTATAAGGGGCGATACCACCTTCCCAAGTAACTGAGATAGGGATTTTAGATTTCTCTTTAACATATCTTGACTTATCCACGTTGATGATAAAACGATAACCTTTAATCTCGGTTCCGACTTTATCCTGTTGTCTTCCAAGAATCCAGATGTTATCTGCACTGTAATAGATACCAGTACCACCACCTACGATGTCTTTAGGAAAGAGACCGATCTCTTTATAAGTATGGTTGACGGCAAGCATAGGGATGTTTTTCATAGTCAGATACGGAGTACACATTCTGAACAACCCTTTAAGCGCTTTTGCTCGGGACATATCTGCCACCGACTTTTCATTGATTGCATCTTCAAGTTCTTTCTTGGATGCAAGATTACCAATAGAATCAATGACGATGATAACGTCATCATTCCTGTCGATATTCTCAAGTTGACCGATTAAGTCAAATTTGAGTTCCTCGACATTGGCGATGGGTGTGTGTAACACCCGAGCGGTATCTACCCCGAACTGCTCAAAGTAAGATTGGGGACTACCAAACTCACTATCATAAAAAAGCAGTACTGCATCCTTCTTCGCCTTCAAATACGCACCCGCCATAAGCAGTGCGAACGAAGTCTTAAAGTGCTTAGAAGGCCCTGCAAGGACTGTAAGTCCAGGCGTGACACCACCGTCAATACTTCCTGCCAACGCAACGTTCACCATTGGAACATCGGTCGGCACCATATCTTTCTCTGTGAAGAATTTACTCTCCGACAACACTTCCGTTGTCTTGATCTTGCTGTTCTTCTTCAGTTTGTCCATTATACTTGACATTATTTAATTCCTCACGTTCATCTAGTTCGTATTGTTTTCTGTAATCATTGTTTATATTAACACACTTATCAATTAATGTCAAGTCTGTATCAAACATAGTAAATGCTTTACAATCTTTTGGGAAACAGGCACCACCAAATCCACGTTTACCATCATAGCCAGGCACTCGTGTATGACCTACACCGATTCTTTTGTCTCTACCAATTAGGTTTGCAACAGTAGGGAAGTTACAACCAAGTTTATTAACCGCATCGTATAACTGATTAAAGAAGGTCACCTTAGTTGCGAGATATGCATTTACACCATACTTGATAAATGCCGCCTCTGTTCCACTACAGAACAAGAAATCATTTGCGGTACATAGACTGTATATCTCATAGACTTCTGCAAGACCACGACACGCATCAGGATGACCACCAATAACATGGTAATCCGCACTCACAAACTGTTCCTTAGCGTTTGATTCGGTCAGGAACTCAGGATTGATAGTCAGTCGTTTAATATCATCTTCGAATACTGAAGAGAACAATCGTTCAACAACATCTGGTGTAATTGTTGATTTGACAACAACACCACCCTTGGTATGTTCCAACAGTTTCAGAACCGCATCTTCTACGATAGAAGCATCAACGAATCCATCATCAGACATAGGTGTTGGGGCGCAAATGAATGATACATGAGGCCCCCAATCCAACAATTGATCGATAGTAGTGTTGTATTTGGGGTCAACATAAAACTTCTCAATGTCTTGATGGGTGAATGCATAGTCCACCGCACCCCCAACAAAACCATGACCAACAATACCAATTCTTAATTTATTAGGCATCCCCTCAGATGGTGGTTCACCAACTGGTGGTGACTGAGGCGGCGGGAAATTTTCTGATAACTCTTTCTCCGTTACACCGAACTTAGCTAAGTCTTCCATAGATAGTTTGGATAATTCGCCATCTGGTGTAATGTCTTTCTCTTCACTCATTATTTTACTCCGTAATAATCTTTGAACCATCTCACAAAGGCAGACACCCCTTGTTCGATATTTACTTTAGGTTTATAACCTAATTGTCTTAACTTATATGTGTCACTCCAAGTCTCTAGAGTATCCGCTGGATGTCTAGGTGCAAGAAGTATTTCTGGTTCCACATCAAGTTCTTTACTTATACAATCGATAAAGTGCATCAACTCTACCTGTTTACCTCTACCGATATTGAATATCTCGTTTGACTCAATATCAGAGAACAGTGCGATTTTGATACCTTCTACAATATCACCGATATAGGTGAAGTCTCTTTTCATATCACCATAGTTGAACGCCTCGATCGGAGCGCCACGTTTTAGTTTATCGGTAAATT